TGAAAAAGAGGTAAACGGAGTGCTGAATGAAAAAGACTGGGTGCCGTTATAGGTTGATTCTGCAACTCTAAATCGTGACGCCCAATAAGTTCCATCTGATCCGTCCTGCTCCGGCGGGTTAATTGACCACCCAGAGGTTAGTGTAGACGGCCCGCCTAAAGGGTCTGCAAAGGGGTCATTACCGCCAGCGGCATTAAAATCATAATCAGTTGCGCTTGGAGTAGTAGGCTGGCTGGAGCTTGCTGTTTGGTAATAAACATATCCATGCACTACTCTAGGCGTAAACACCGCCGCTGATGCGGAGTCTGTGGTTGCAGATACTGGGCCAGCCGCCGTTTCTGTAAGTCCGTTGCCGCTAAAATCAACAACACGAATTTTGTAATATAGAGTCTCATCGTCAGATAAAGGCTGATCTACAAAAATAGACTTTTGGCCCCTGCCGCCTGATACTGTCGCAATCGGCAGGAACCCCAGACCCGGTACCGTATTCCGATAAATAATCGTGTAAGCGTAATCTGCTTCAGAGGGGTTCGTCCAAGAAACTTTAATTTGCTTAAGACCTCCAGACGCCGCAAGGTCTGTTGGCATTGTTGGCGGGGTAGTATCGCCACTAACGACAACGGTTGTAGTAACTTCAGCAGACCTAACGCCAGCGGAATTATGCGCTCGCAATTTAATCGTATAAGTATCCACCAGTGCAGGCTGAATTAAATAGGTTATCGGGTCAGTTCTTGATATTTGATCGTCCGTAAGGTTGTCTGTGTTAATCGTAATCTCATAAGGATCAAGAACACTTGGCACTACGTTTAAAACGTACTTATGCACAAACCGATCATTTGAGCCTGTAAAGCTAATGTTTATATAGGGAATTTGCGTACCATCAGGGGCAAGATTTACGCCTGCTGTGGCACTCACCGCAGCAGGTGCGGCAACCGTAAACGGGTCTGGTAGGTCTGTATCAGAGTATGTCTGCTCCTCAGACGCAGGATCATACGCATAGATCGTGCTGTCATACTCAACAAGCTGAAGGTCAACCGTGCCATCGTATCGAAGGCCAACCTCCTCAACCTGGAATGGCTTTGCAGTCCACCCAGGCGTGGGATGGGTTATAGACACTCTATCGCCAATTCTAAGGTTTAATGCCTCAGATGTTGCCTGTAATCCAACCCGCAAAGCATTACGTGATCGCAAACAGAAGATTCTGGCAAAATCCCTCGCCGCGTAATAACTTGTTGTCGTGTTGAGGTCAATTTCCTCAACCAGAATCTCATCGCCATCTTCAGATAAAAATGTAGTTTCCTCGGTTGATCCAGAGTCGGGCCATATTGCCTGATCTGGCTCCCACTTGGTTTCTGGGTTAGGAAACTTGCAGACCACACGATTAAACTTATCCTCTTTGCGCTCGCTCTTTATAGCGATGCCATCAATGATGGTTGAGGTGTCCAAAGTCATTACAGAGGTGGCAACGCTCTGATCTATATAAAGACCATACTGCCCATTTTGATATGGAAGAAATCCCTTACAGCCAAGAAGCATATCGCCAAGATTCTTAAATACTTCATCGCCAGTATTGATAATGGCATTACACTTAAATAACTTTACTCCAGTCGGCCCTCCGCTGTATGGGGTCACAGTAAAGTTATCTAAATCATCTGCCGCATCTTCAAATGCTGTACTGTTTATTGCAGCAGTAGGAAGCCCTTTCCCATATCTGGTATTGATTAAATAATCCCTAATACACAAGGCTGGGTTGTCAGACCAAGCTGTTGTATCTGTTCTCGGATCGTACACTTTTCTGCCTTTTACTACGGCAGTAATGTTGGGTATGCCAGAAAATACATCTGGATCCCACTGAAGCCGTACCGCTAAATAAGCAACGCCCGATAGCTTGTGGTTTACCCCCCAATTACTAGCGCCGGAAAGAATGCTGCTAGCAGGTTGATTATCTTGACCCCTCATGCACTCAATATAAACCCAGTTTGTATGCACTCCCGCAACACTTCTAAAAATCCTGCGATCTGGGTTGGTGCTGTTTATTTCTTCAATCGTTCCATATCGACCTTCATCAATGGCGTAGTCATCTATCTCAATGTCATAAATATCTTCAACCGGCCCCTCGCAGAGAACAATCGCCATGTACAAATAAAGATTGGGAACATCTGTCCCGCCTTCGGTATGGACATAAACTCTTGTGCCCCCTATCCGCCGCTCTCCGTAGATTACGGGGATAGGCTCAATGTTGGAGTCCTTATTAACCAGAACCCCAGACATTTCATCTTGAAGGCGCTTGGCTTCTTTCTGAGCGTCCTTGGCGGCTTTATACGAAAGGCCACCAACAACGGCAGATACAACAAGAGCTATAATCCCCCAAACCATTAGGACTTTCTCCCCCAACGTAAATCTTTAATCTTATTGTGGGCGTACTGAAAACCCACATCGTTAGGGAAAAATGATTGCTGGGATTTCAGGTTAGTCCTTCTGCATCGAATCTTCTCAAAATCAACCCAATGACTAGCGGCATCAATGCTTATTTCGCTGTCGGTTGTTGAGTCTCCAATGTCAAAGCCCGTAATACGCCCGTCAAAAAAGGTAAAGACATCGGCTACCGTGTTTGTGCCGGTTATCAACGCCCTTCTAACGTGTAGCCGTGTATTGATGTAATCGCTTTGCAAGAATGCCGATATATAGGTTTGATTGGCCCCTGTTAGCCTAATTGACATACTGTTCACCTTCAGAGCGCCAGTTTCCCTAACATCGCCAATGTCTATCACGTGTGCGCTGTTCGCATAACTATTGGAGTTATAGGTTAAGGTCTGCCCATAGTCTGTAATTCTTAAGACGGTTGAAAACTCAATATCAATCAGAGTCGCAAGTTGAAACTGGTTGTCATCAAGAGCGTTTGTCCAGGTGGTAGATAAGCCGCGGCTCACGCTATCTCCTCAATGAGATCAACCTCGAACTCATAAAGACCATCAACTCCTGCGCCAAATTCCTGTACATCATTAGCGAATCGGCAGGTAACAGTTTCATAAGCGTCCTGATCGGGGTCGGGAACGTCAATAGTGAAGGTCGTATATGACCCCTGCTTGGCATTAATGAAGTCATGAATCGGATCAAACTCTGCCCGGGTCATGGGCGGGAATGTCAGTGTGAACTCACGCCTGGATGACCCAAGAGATCGAACTTGGAGTCGGCCATTTATGCTCTCGCTTCTCAGGTTGTAGTGAACGACCTTGGTGCTGACAGACCTAAAACCTGGACTACTCGGGAAATCAGCCATTACGTCAATGACCTCCTGCCGCTGTTGTTTACGGCCTTGTTCACCATGTTAACGATTAAGGCTCGTCGCTTGACCAGAAGCTCATCAAAGCCAGCGGCGTCATTAGCTTGGATGCTGAAGTTAATATTAACCGAGCCGCCACCCATTCCTTGTTTCTCTAGGTCGGTAATCTTTTCATTAGGGTGAACAACCGCCATGCGACCGCCTTTTCCATCAAGGCCGCCTGAGCGGACCCCGTTGAAGGTAATCCCGCCACCCTCAAACGACGCAAGGGTCTGACCAGCGATAGCTGCGGCCGTAGCCATGCCCATACCAATTGCCATGGCGGCATGGGCCTCACCCGCAGCGATCACAGCCGGCGCCCCAGGTCCGGCCATAACGGCCATATTTGTGTATGCAACCCTAATAGCCGCAGCCTGTTGGAAGCCCTTAATGACCGCATCTGCCGCTGCAATTGCTTGAGACATAACGAAGAAAGCCTTGCCAACTGCACTGCCCTCCTCCAAAAAGCCGCGCAGCGTGTCTATTTGCGACCTGGTGGCATTCATAAGAGACTGAACCGTCAGAATGGCGCTTTGAATTATCGCCCTGTCCGCCTCTTGCTGAATCTTGAGTCTCAAGGCAGCGGCTTGCTGGGCATTGAGAAGGCCCATTTCTTGCGCTTCTTTAACCAGAGCCAATTTTTCAGCTTCTTGCTGCCGAATCATCTCGATTTCAGTCTTAAAGCTGTCTTCTAGCGCTTCAAGCTTATCGAAGACCTTAACCTGATCATCGAAGTCCTGATCTAAAGCTGCCTTCCTTCGCTTTTCCTCTTCCTCAGCAAGCTTCTTAACGGCCTCTGCTTCTCTTTCGTAAGCTTCGATCTTATCGAACAGGGCGTTGATCATTGCCATGTCGGCTTCTGCGGCACCAAGCGCAGCAGCCTCGCGCAGAGCTAACGCTCTTTCAGAAAACCCAAGGGTAGCAGCCTCCTCTTGCAGTTCTTCAATAAACTCTCTGAGATCGGCGGCTTTTTCGTCTAAATCTTCAAACGGGTCTTTGCCGGCGGCAAGGCGTTCAAGCTGACTCTGCAATTTGGCGATTTCATCTTTAAACTTCTGCACATTGCCCTGGGCTAGCAGAACCGCATCGCTTTGCTCCTGAGTGACCTCGCTAGTGCTTTGCTGGGCCGCAGCCATTGCACCAATCGCGTCTCCAGCAATTAGAGCGGCGGAAGAAAGATCAACTAATGACCCATCTGCGATAAGAACCGCGCGCTTTGCATCCTCCAGCGACTCTTGGGCATCTTCCAGCTTTGTTTGGAAGTCAGCAATCCGGGCCCTAAAAATAGCCCCAAGCGCATCCTTGTATACTTGCTCTAGCTCTTTACCTTGCTCAATAAGGCCCTCGATGTGATCGGCAAGATCATCCATCGCCTCGGTGCCTTTCTTCACATCACCGGATAACCCGACAGCAATAGCGGCGCCAACAGCAAGAAGGGCACCAATTAAAGCCCCGCCAGGGCCAAACAATGACGCTATCTGTGAACCTTGCTGACCAAGGATGACAAACGCATTGGTGCCCATCTGGGCCTGGACTGCCACGTCTTGTATTTGATGGCCGACCTGGCCGAAACCGCCACGCATGAATCGGAGTTGTTGATTCACCCCTTTCATGCTCTTAGTTGCGGCTTCTTTGGCTTTGATCGAGGCCTGGAGGGCTTTTATTTGCCGGAGCTCTTCTTTGCTGGCGCCATTTAGCAGCGCCTTATAACGCTCGAGCTTGTCCGCGGTCATCGTGAGCGCGGCCTCTTTTAGCTTTAGCTGCTTTTGTACGGAGCCAAGAGTCTTTCTATACCGCTCGTTGCTCTTATTCGCCGAGTCGTATGCTTTCTTTGTTTTATCTACGCCTATTAGTTCTAGAACTATGGCTTCGTTTGAAGTTGCCATGCTTCTGCCTCTCAGCCTTTAAGCGTATATATGTAAACCAGTGATAATACTCATCAGCGGTCATTGCTAGCACTGTCGAAATAGGCTGACCAAGGTGCTCCGCGAGTTCGTACATGAAGTACAGTTCCGTGGGCTTTCCTTGGCCATCTATTAGTTTTTTTCGCGTTCCTCTTCGTCGCTACCATCAGTTTTCAATACGAATGTAGCAATCCTAGAAAGAACGTCTGGATCAACGTGGTTCCTAAGTTTGTGCTTATCGCCTATATCAAAAACCGCCTCTCCGTCCTTGTCAGTGACGCCATAGATCACCGAATAAATCATGTAATCTGTGGTGTCGTTGTCTGATCTTGCCAACCACTTTGCCTTGTCATCAAGAGTCAGGTTTTTTGAGTAGAGCGTTATGTCCCACTCAGGTACGTGAATCTCCCTTACAGCCTTGTTGCTGAAGTGAGAAACAGCGGATTCGATAAGTTTACTCATTACGATACGGTATCCTCAGTTAGCGCGCCATTACCTGTGGCACTGAATGATGCCTCAACCAAACCGTCGAAGGAGGCAGACTTGCTTACAGAGGTGATAATAGCTGCTCCAGACCAATAAGTCTTGGTGCTGGTGTTGCCCTCTGGATATAGGTTCAAAGTAACCTCTGATCCTTCATCCAAGGATCCCTGACCAGTGCTATCACTGGGGTCCCAGTAGGCGTTAAAAGACGCAGTCCACGACTTTTGAGTTGCCTTGTTGGTCATCCAGGAGTCACCCATGACTGTGTCGTTTACGACCTCTGAAGAGGTCTCAAGAGACCAGTCTCGTATTTCTGCGACGGCATTTGCGCCAACGTAAACCGCTCCGTCTTTTCCAGTTGCTGTAGCCATTTAAGTATCCTCTATAAGGTATTGATAATAAGTTAGCCCTCTGGGCTGCCTTCGGTCGTTGGGTAAATAATTTCGACCTGCATAATTCCCTGACCCAAAGGTTGATCGGCGTCACCGCCAAAATCCGCCTCAAAGGAGACAACCCTAGTGTCAAAAGCCAGGCCGTTTTGCGTAAGGTCATTATACAGAGCGGCCTCAATTTCTGCCGCAATAGTATCAAGAACCTCATCGAACGTAGAAGTCATTTTTACATAAATCTCTATGACAGCTACCAGCGTCTTCCGCAGCGTTCTCGGTGGCGACATTGTCTCATAAGCACTTGATTCAGACTTTGTATATACGGCAATGCCCGGTAGCTTATTCTCCGCCAATGGGTATATGCGTGTGTCATATACATTGCTGCCAGTCGTTGTCAGGCCGGTAAGATTGCTAACAAGCCGTTGCCTTATCTGCGTCCTAATGTGGCTCATTGCTTCTCCAGTTGTAACTCAGTGATTCCGGTGCCGTCAGGCATAGCAACACGAATTACATACTCAATCTCAGAGCCATCCACGGGCACCCTCAGAACATCACCCTCAACAACCGCTGATACATCTGCCGTTACGCAAGTAAGCCTTGGTTGAACAACCGAGAACGCTACGCTACCACCAACGTCTTCTAGAGAATGCTCGTTATCGAAGATACCTTTAAAAGTAGCCGAATCGCCAGACAAAGGAACATACGAGACCTCAACGCCGAAGTCTTCAATCATCGTCCTTCTATCGTCTAGCGTCTCTACAGGCATTACTCAGCATCTTCCTCTGGTGCTTCAACCTTCTTTGGCCGTCCTCGGCGCTTTACGGGGGCATCGTCAGAAGACTCAAGACCGACAGCGCGATTCTCAGGCTCAGACTCATCGTGAGGAACAACTCGACCAATGCCCATAAGATCACGGGCAAGATCCTTATCCAACTCAACAATTTCGCCGACATGATGAGGCTTACCCTTTATAACGCACTGTTTTGCAACTTGATATTTCATGTTTTCTCCTTATTTGAAATCACTGATCAATGAATTCAAGTAAAAAGGTTGTTGAATACCCCGACCCCAAAAGAGGTCGGGGTTTGTTACTTAGCTACCGCCGTCATTTCCTAAACAGAAACTAACAGCGTGACGTACAGCAACGTCACAACTCTGGAGAGCTACAACGCGCACAGTACCGCTGGTGCTTGCAGTGTATGGATCAACAACAATGTCCAAGCCACCGAACATACCAACCAAGAGGTCTGAGAAGTTACCGAAGTAAGCATCACCAGCAGCGCACTGGTTGGATACGATAGCACGATATCCATTCACAGTGCCGCCTGGCTCTACCACGAACTGAGCCGTGTTAGATGCCTTCTCAGTGGTCTTGAGAGCGCCAACCATAGCGGCGGGCATGATGTATGCAAGGTTGCCCATCAGCGCGTTATCTTCAGCAACAGCCGTCTCCATAGCAACTACCTGTGCAAAGGTAGGTACGAGGTCAGGTGCAGTTCCAAAGTCAACGGTGTTGATGCCAGAGGTGTTCTTGATGCCTGTAGGCTGACCGCTTGAGCCGGAGCCGGATAGAGCGCCAAGGTCGATAGTTAAAGCAATCGCACTTGCAAGATCATCACGGATCAGAGCCTCAACGTCCAAAGATGACTGGATCAACAACTGACGAGTTACGTCAGTGAATGCACCCAGAGTCTTAGGGGTCAGACTTACAGAGCCAACAGTCATCTCTGACTCGCTAGAAGCACCGCCTTCAGTGGCGATCCAAGCAGCAGAAGCAGCGGCAGTCTTCTTGGGGATCTTCACATCGCCAGAGAGTCCACCGAGCATACGCGCACCAGCCTGCATCACAGATGAAGCGTTACGCAATACATCGATGAAGTCACCGCCACGGAAGTCGTCAGTGAACAGAGCGGCTTCATCAGCAGAGTTCAGGTCACGCTTCCAGTTACGCAAAACTTCTGCGGGGAGCATGATGCCCTGAGCAGCACGACCATACTGATCAGCAGCGGCGCGTGAGCATTCAAATTCGAATGACGCAGCTTCCTGAGCATTTCGGTCGGTTGGGTTGGCAAGAGCGTGGATAGCACGAATAAGAGAGAATCGCTTCACTTCTTTTTCGGTCATGCCAACATTTTGAGATTCAAGCGCCCGCTCGCTGCCGATTACTTCCAACAACTCGCCACGGAACTCTTCAATTGATTTGCCGTCTGCGATGGCCTTCTGGGCCAAGTCAGAACGGCTATGACGCGCACCCAACTCAACGATCTGAGCAGCGTTACGCTGTGCGGCTTTCTTGGCATCTGCCTCAACCGCTGCAATATCGACTTCAGACATTTTAGTCTCCTTAAAGTCAGTTTTAATTACAGGTTCTGGTGAAACTTCCTCTGATCGCCCAACCCCGACTGTCACATCCGCAGGTATAGACACCAGACTGGCTTCGACAGGACGCCACGATTTCGCGATGTACGTATCACCACCACGCTTGTCCTTCTCCATCTTCTTGATGGCGTATCCAACGCTGATGTTGGCACGAATGCCGTCTACAACGTCATCGAATGCCTCTTTGGCGAGTCCACTTCTTCCGAAGCGAACAGTCGCACGGAGTCGCCGTGCCGAGCCATCAAGGTCTACCGATTCAATCACACCGATTTGCTTCTCTGGATCGTGGTCAAGAAGCAGTGGCGC